CAGATAATTGCCACACTTGAAGCAGCGGTACAGGATTACATTGACAGCATCGCACAGAAAAAAGGTTATGACAGCGGAATCTCATGTGCCAGTTATGATTCCAGCACAGTAGCTAGTTTCGCAGCAGATGCTAAAGCATTTATAGCGTGGAGAGACAGTGTGTGGGTGACTTGTCAGCAGATTGAGAATACTGACCTCGCAGCTACACCGCCAATTATCCCGACTGCGGCTGTGGTAATTGCTGCACTTCCTGTAGCACCTTGGTAATTTTAATTTTTAACGTAACATTAACAGAAGGAGATTTTTTGCTATGCAAACCCAAAAATTAGATACAAAGCGCAGCTATGGTACAGTCTTTAACCATGATCAAATCGCATATGTGCAGGATGGCATGTGTTTTGATGCTAGTGGTGAGTTCGTAAAACAAGACACAGTAAAATCTGTTGTAAAACAGGTTGTCGAAAAACCGATCAAAAAATCATCGAAAAAAGTACAGCCCACAAAAACAGATAAAGTAAATCTCGATGCTACAAGTTTCTTGGAAGATATTTTATCTGAAAACCCACTTTCACAAAGTGTCATCAAGAAACAATCCGAAGCAGTCGGTTTAATCTGGGCAGATATAAATCAAGCCGCAGCTGAACTGGGGATCCACAAATACAAACAAGGCAACATCAATATGTGGAAACTTGGGGAGAAGAAGTAATGGTCTGGAAAATCGATAGCGTGCAAGGCGCCGAGAGCAAAAAAATAGTCTGGGAGGCTGCGCCCTACTTGCGCGGGCGTGGTCTGGATTTGGGAGCGGGTATGTTCAAGATAATCCCGCATGCTATCTCTATTGACAACGGCGACCACGCCGCGCTGTTTGGGCATCACATGAGTGCAGATATAAAAGCCGATTGCACAAAGCTGGACATGTTTGCTTCACAGTCTATGGACTATGTGTTTAGCAGTCATCTTCTCGAGCATATTGTCGATCACGTAGCTGCCTTAAAAGAGTGGTGGAGAATTATCAAGCAAGGCGGCAAACTTGTCCTATATCTCCCCCATAAGATGTACTACCCTAACATGGGTGAAGAAGGCGCTAATCCAACACATGTCCATGACTTCATGCCACAGGACATTATTGACGCTATGTCACAGGTAACAAATGAACATAATCAGTTTGACCTCATTGTTCAACAGGAACGAAACAATGATGATGAATATTCTATGTTCTTGGTCTTTAAAAAGATCCAAGCAAAAAAACCTTCGTTTACCTGGATGCTGAACAAATTTGACGGAAAGAAAACAGCGCTTGTCTGTCGTTTTGGGGCTTTTGGGGATCTTATGCAGGCATCGTCTGTGTTTGCCGGACTGCACAAACAAGGCTACCACGTGACACTAATGACCAGTCTTCCGGGGGCTGATGTTGTGTCGCAAGATCCTAACATCGATGAAGTCATGTTACTTGATAAGGACCAGATACCCAATCCGGATCTTGGCAGTTTTTGGCGTTACCAAGAAAAGAAGTATGACAAGTTCGTGAATTTATCCGAATCTGTTGAGGGCACGTTTTTGGCGATGCCGGGTCGTTCACAACATGCTTGGTTGCCTGCTGCAAGGCATTCTGTAATGAACATGAACTATGTGGAATTCCAACACAGCCTGGCAGGTGTTCCACATGAACCGGTAATCAAGTTCTATACAACTGAAGATGAGCGCAAGTGGGCGGCAAAAGAACGCGCCAAGATGGGCAAGTTCGTTGTCTTGTGGTCCCTAGCTGGATCCAGTGTCCACAAGACTTGGTCAGGACTTGATTCTATCATTGCAAAATTGATGGTGATGTATTCAGACGTTGATGTGGTATTGTGTGGGGGACCTGAGTGCAAAGTTCTGGAAGCTGGATGGGAAAAAGAACCCCGCGTGCATTCGACTTGTGGCAAGTGGACAATTAGACAATCTTTGTCTTTCATTTCGGAAGCCAACTTGGTAATTGGTCCTGAGACAGGAGTGTTAAATGCTGCGGCTATGGAAGAAGTACCCAAGATTGTTTTTCTCTCACATTCCACCGAAGAAAATCTAACCCGTGACTGGGTTAATACGACGTCTCTGATGGGTCGTGAAACCAAATGTAAAGGCAGAGGTAATAATGAAGCCCCCGCTTGTCATCAAATGCACTATGACTGGAGTTATTGTACTAAAGACGAAGAAAGTGGTACAGCACAGTGTCAGGTTGATATTACATCTGATGAGGTATGGCATCATGTCAATTGGATAATGAAGATACTACATGAAAGAAAGGTCGATAAGGAGGTCGCATGACCACATCTGGTACATACAATTTTTCTGTAAACCGGGATCAAATAATCCGGGGAGCAATGATCAATATCGAGAAGTTGGATGAAATTGAACAACCCAGTCCACAAGATATTATAGATTGTTCTTTCTGGTTAAACATGTTGATGAAACAATGGATGGGCACGAAGGATTTTGCTCCCGGCCTTAAAACATGGACTCGTCGACATGGATACTTGACACTCAGCCAATTAGCATATGAATATCCGCTTAACTCAAGTACACAGGGTTGGTCTAATAGTCTTATATTGACAACATTAACTGCCGCAGTTTCTTCGGGTTCTGTGTTAGCTGTGTCTTCAGTAGCAGGAATGTCTGTCGGAGACAATATTGGAGTTGTGTTAGACGCAGGATACGTTTACTGGTCCACTATTGCTACAGGAGGCATCAACGGGCTTAATATAACAATCAATGGCGCTGTGCCCAGTAATGCGGCCCTTGGGGCAGTTGTTTACGATGAAGGATTGACCCTTGCACAACAACCACTTGAAATTATCACTGCGTCCTTAAGGGATTCATCTAAAAGCGACATACCCTTACGCATTTTGACCTCTAATCAATATGACGCTTTACCGAATAAAACAGATCCAACTAATATCGGGGATCCTACAGCTATTTTCTATGATTGGCAGCTAACACAGGGAAATCTGTATCTTGATGTTGGGGGAGCTCAAGATCCAACAAAATACATCTTGCTGACATATCTTGAAGAAATACAAGACTTGAACAACCCAGCAGAAACTCCCGAATATCCTCCAGAATGGTTCCTGCCATTAACACTAGGTTTATCCAAGTTAATCTGTCCTATGTATCATGGTACCTGGACACCTGACAGGGAAACAAATTATACAGCGGCACTTGCTATTGCACAGAAAAAAGGTGTTGTTGTTGAAACTGCTTATTTTCAGTGTGGTGAAGACTAATGGGAAATCTTGCACCTATACCTTTATTTGGTAGCGGGATTAAGTCAATATCCCCCACGATAACTGCTCAAAGACGCCTAAACTGTTTTTGGGATATTCGCAAGGATGGGGATAAAGCCAATGCTGTACTGATTGGTACTCCTGGTCTTAGTCTAGATTACACATTGCCAACAGGTCCCGTAAGAGGTTGGAGAGTTGTTGGTACTCTTCTTTATGTTGTAGCAGGTTACACTCTGTATTCTGTTGCAGCAGACAATACATATACAAATCTTGGAAGTTTGGGAACTGGTAATGGTAAAGTTTCTATGTCTGATAATGGCGCACAATTGGCGATCGTAGATGGGGCCAAGCTTTACATTTATTCTATTACAGCCGGAAATTATTATGCGACGGCATTCAACACTATAGGTTATTTTGGGGCAGTAGCAGACTTTACTTCTCAAGTCGGTAACGCTGCAACAACAATCACATTCTTTGATGGTAGATTTCTTGTTGAAATGAAAAATTCCCGACAAGCTTATGGGAGTGCTGTGTATGATGGTACTGACTGGGGAGGTGGAGCGCCGCCGAATGGTCTAGGTGCTGCAACCGGGTATTGGACTAAAGAAGATTATGCCGATAATCTATCGGCTATTGATTCATTTATTGGGTATGTAGTAATGTGGGGCATGGGTTCAATAGAATGGTGGCAGGACACAGGCGGGTCGCCTTTACCATACCAGCGCATACAAGGCGCTACACAAAGATGGGGGCTTGGAGCCAAGTGGTCTCGTGCAGAAGTTGGAAATACAATGATATTTTTGGGGATTAACCCCGAAGGACATGCCGACATCTGTCAAATAGGCTTGAGTGGATACACTCCGACAGTAATCAGTACGTCAGACGTTTCAGATATTATAAATGATATTGTATCAGATGGCGGCTTGTTTTCAGATGCCGTTGCATTAACCTATTCAGCATTCGGACACATCATGTACCAAATAACCTTCCCATCTGGTAACAGGACTTTGCTTTATGATACTGCAACACAGTCTTGGCAGGAAACTCAAACTGGTTTAGATCTTCAAAACCGGCACATTGGCGAACTAGGTATTGCTTATAACAATCAGAACTATATCTCTGATTCGACCACTGGGAATGTTTATTCTACAAGCGAATACGTGTACACGGATAACGGCGTAAGCATTAAGAGGCAGCTTGTATCGAGACATATTCGGAACGGAGGTAACCAATTTACGCCTGCCGAGGTTTTCTTAGATTTTGAAATTGGTCTTGGACTTCAATCTGGTCAAGGTAGTGATCCACAAATATCGATGGAAAAATCTACTGACAACGGACATACTTTTGGACAACCGAGACTCAAATCAATGGGTAAAGTTGGACAATACCAATACCCACGTGTTAGATGGACTCGTAATGGTACAGCGCGGGATTTTGTGTTCCGGTTTACTGTTACAGATCCAGTTAGATTTATTGTCACAGGTGGAGCAGTGGAAATATGAGCGAAGACTTGATTTTGCCAAATAGTGCTACCCCCGAGATTTTAAGGGGGCGTATAATACAGTTCGAGGATCTGTTAAAAACATTGCCTCAAATTGATATACAGGTAGAACACTTTTTTGCGCCAGGAGTCTATGTGCGTCAAATATTGATACCTAAAGATTCGTTCTTGACAGGTTCCATTTATAAGGAACCACATATACACACTGTCTTGTGTGGCAAAATGGATGTAGTTACTGAAAATGGGGTATTACAAGTTACCGGGCCTTGTACTTTTGTAGCTGAACCTGGTCTTAAGCGTGCCGGTTATGCTTATGAAGATACAATTTGGCAGGCAGCGTTTCCAAATCCTGACAATGAGACGGAGCCCGAAGTAATAATGTCCCGATTCATTGTTGCAGCGCTCGAAGGAGACTAAAATGTTCGGAAGAGATAAATTTAGAAATGGTCACCGAGTATGTGAAGTTTCTGTTGTTACAGTCGCTACAGGCAGCGCTCTTCTTGGTGCTATGGCTACAGGAGCGCTCATTGGGGGTGGCTATGAAGCTATAACAGGTGGCAGTGTTCTAAAAGGTGTCTTGGGTGGTGCAGCGCTCGGCGCAGCCGGATATGAGGCTTATACTGCCCTAGCGCCTTTGGTTTCTTCGGGTGCAATGGACATTACTGCACAGGCAAATTTCGGAGCGGCCGTTAATTCAAGCGGAATGACAACTGATGCAGCGACATTACTGGGTCAAAACGTGGTTTCAGGATCTCTTCCAGTGGCGGATGCTACAGCTATCGCCAACGGGGGAACTACTCTGGCTTCAGGAGGTACGTTGTCAGGACTAACTTCAGCAGGTGAAAATTTCTTAAAAAGTTCAGCCGGTCAAGATATTACCAGTGCTCTTATAAATGGTGTGAGTACAGCTTATGCAGCTAGACAAGCAGGAAGAGCTGCCGGCGTAGCTGCACAAGGAGCTCTTAATGCAGGTGGAATCCTTGCCACAGGAGCTACTCAAGCTGCAAACATACAATCCCAGGCAGCTAAAACAGCCGCGGGTCAAGCTGTGGCAGGCCAGCAACAAGCTATGGGCACGGTGCAAAGTACGTTGGCTGGACAGACTGCATTGGACCAACCTGCAATATCGGCAGGAACGTCTGCTTTACAAACATTGTCAGAAGGCTTGGCGCCGGGCGGGCAGTTCAATAGGCCTTTCACGATGGCCGACGCACAGAACAGTCCGGCATACCAGTTTGCTCTTCAACAAGGTCAAAACCAGGTAAGCAACTCCGCTGGCGCAGGGGGTACGCAGTTGTCAGCCGGGAACGTACAGAATTTGACAACCATGGCCGAGGGCACAGCCGCGCAATACCAAAACCAGGCATTCAACCAATGGTTGGCGACAAACAACCAGACACTCAGTTCACTACAGAACATGGTACAAACTGGACAAATGTCTACACAACAACTTTCTGCGTCTCTTGCTGCGGCAGGTGTGGATCAGGCTACGATACAGCAAAACATCGGCAACTTAACAGCAGGGGGAACAATCGGGTCTGCACAGGCAGTTGCAGGAGGCGTAACAGGTGCAGCTGGTGCGCAGGCTGCGGGCGTAGCTGCGGCAGCAGGCGCTAATGCCGCTGGTATAACAAACCAGGCAAACATTATTGGGCAAGGTGTGACAAACGTGGCTAACAATCTAACTGGGATAACTGCTGCATCCAAAGCGCCTCCTGTAATACCAGCACAGCCTCCACTAGCAATGTCAAGTGCAAGTGGTTTGCCAACAGCCGCTCCAGTAGCGTAAACGTAAGGAGAAGAACATGGCACTTCCAGTAGAATCCGGTCAACTGCCAATGAGCGGGCGTCCTGCTCAAACAGATTCAAGGATCCCTTTAGCTGTCGGGCCTGCTCCCGATGTAAACTTGCCTGCACCTGTCGACATGCAAGCTAACCAGGCCAGGTCTTATGGAATACAGCAAATTGCCGGCGCTGCAAAAGCTCAAGTAGGTGATCAAAAAGATGCTGAACGAGACAAAGCCAGTATACAGGCGTACTTGGCTAGTGGGGGTAAGGGTAACCTTGCCACGCCTGAAGGCATGAATCAAATTCTGCAAAGTGATTGGGCGAAAAAGAATCTAAGTCAAAAAGGTTACCAGAATCTATCTGACATTTATGGTAAGAAAGTCGCAGCCGATCTAACAATCAAGCAGGCGCTTGCTGACGAGGATCCGACTTCAATAGCGAACATTCACGACACGATGGAAGCTCAAGCTCGGTATGTTACTGCTCCACCACTGGAAGCCTATGACTCTGCTCTTGCAGCAGGCGAAGGTGAAAAAGCTGCGTTGGATGCTTTTACGACTGCTCGTACAAGGTCTGCTCAATTTGCTCAAAACATGAAAGACAAGTACGGCAAGCCTCTGTTCACTCCGGAAAAGATCCAGAAAATGCAGACCATGGGTCCGGATGAGTTCCGATACATATACCAAAACTCCGATTATTATATGGCTCGAATGAAGGCTGCACTGGAAGCCAAGTTGGCAGGCGTTAAGGTCGCTGAGTCCGGAGCTCGAATTGGTTCGTTGAATGCACAGGCTGAAAAATTTAAAGCCGAAGCCAATCGGGACAGAAGCCAGGCTAATAAAGTAACAGAGAAAAACATGCTTGTCGACGGAGTAGAAAAAGTTGTATTGTTTGACCCGATTAAAAAGTCGTTCATGGATGCCAATACAGGGGAGGACATTACATCCAAAGTCAAGCCCATTCCTTCCAAGGGTTCCGGAGGTGGACTGGGTGTTAGGGGCAGCATCTATTTCCAGCGGGTTACCAGCGCTGCGAACGAGGCTGTAGCGTCACTTAAAAATATTGCGGAACTACCTATCACGACTTCAACCGGGATGTTTGGTACAGCTAAACCCGGGGGTACGTTGTTAGGGTCATCTATAAGTGTCCTGAGCAATGCCATGACGACACAAGACGTACAGGACTATAAGGCTACTGCCGCGGGTATCCAAAGAACCTTATCGGCAATTGAATCGGCTGGTCTTTCACCTCCTGGTTCGCTTACTGAACAAATGGACAAGATCACCTATCATGCAGGTGATTCAAACTTGACCAAATTGCGCAAGTTAGCTGAGACACGCCAAATTGTTGAGAAAGGACTCGAACCGTACCTGCATAACCCACAACTTTCACAAGAACAAAAAGACTATGTCACGCAATTGATAGGGGATGTGTCCACGGCTGTCCCATATACAGTTCACGACATAAATGAATTCCAAAAAGCAGGCCGAAAAAATTCCCAGTTGACCCCAAACGATTTTTTCTCGGCACATCCTCTCAAGAATTCAGCTTCTACAGCTAAACCTGAAGTGCTGCCTACTTTGCCCGATCCTAGCAAGTACACTGGTCAGACTGCCACTGACAACGATACAGGCGAAGTGTTTAAATCTGATGGCAAGAACTGGGTGCGTCAAGGCGGACCCACAAAACCCGGTGTAACAGGAATTACGCTTACACCAGCGGAACAAGCCATAAAGACGGACCTACAGTCCGGAAAGATCACGGAGGCAGAAGCGGTACAGAAGCTCAACGCATTAGGACACCCATAACATGGCAGCTTTGATACCATCACAAGATCTTGCAAAACAGTGGGCAGCAGGCGCACCCGAGAAGCCTGCTGCTTCCGACCAAGGTTATCCTAGCCCAGGTATTATACCGAGTGCAGTTGCCTCCACTGAGAGCTTCATGCGCAATGCCAAGGACACAGTGAAAGACTGGCTTGCTCATCCTGCCGACAGTGCAAACGAACTCCACGATCAAATTACAAACCAGGCCAAGACTGGAAGCATGGATATGACTGCAGGATCCGCAACAACTTCGGGCGGTCAGTTGCAGTCTGCACCAGTTATATCCGAAGACCAGCGTGCGCACGAAATGGCAGATACAGGCTCCATGATCGCAGGTGCGGGCGTCATCAAAGATGTGGGCGGGCAGTGGCTAACCAAGGGCGT